ATGGAAACACTGGTTGGGTTCTTACAACAGATGATGCAATAACACTAGATACTACAGCGTTAACGTTCACACAGTTCTCAGGGGCTGGAACATACCTTGCTGGTGATGGACTTCAATTAAATGGTTCAACATTTAGCGCAAAACTTGATACCGCTTCTGGACTCTCTAAGTCTGCTAACGGTCTTAAGATTGACACAGCAGTTGTTGTTACCAAGTATGCAACTACTATCACACCAGCATCTCCATACTCTGCTACAGAGTTTACTCTTAGCCACAACTTAGGAACTACAGACATTCAAGTGACTGTCTATGAAATTTCTAGCGCTATGGAAGTTGTTACTGATGTAACGTACATTACTACTAACACAGTAACTATCGGATTCGCAGTTGCTCCTGTTTCAGGAGAGACATACCGAGTTGTGGTACACGCATAAACCATGAGCAAAAAAGCACTGGTACCTATCAATGTACTGGCAACTCCTTCAGAGCCAACAGGACGATACAAGGGCGATGTGTATTTCAATGAGAATACACAAAGCCTGTTCGTTTACAATGGTGGTTCGTGGATTGAGTTTGTACCAACTGTAGCCTCTGAAAATGGTGGAAGTCCTTCTTCTACCTACACAGGGACTGCCGTAGATGGTGGAACACCTACTTTAACCACTTTTGAGTATACATACGATGGAGGTACATTCCAGTGACAGTAAAGATTCAAGTACGTAGAGGAACCGCTACACAGTGGAGTACCTCAGACCCAATCTTGTCAGAAGGCGAGATTGGTTTTGAAACCGACACAAAAAAGTTTAAGATTGGTGTTGGTGGCACTACCCATTGGTCTGCAATACCTTACTACCTCAATCAAACCGCTATTGAAAACTTAATTACTGGCGCTGCTTTAGACACAACTGATGACCTTTCAGAAGGTGTAACTAACAAGTACTTCACAAACCAACGTGTTGCAACTGCGTTAAACAGCGGTTCAAAGAACAACATTTCATTTACTTACAACTCAGGCTCAAATACTATTGATACATCTGTACCTACAGTTCAAGGTACTACTGGTTCCCAGGGCTCTACTGGTGCTCAAGGAACCCAAGGAATTCAAGGAACCCAAGGTACGACTGGAAGCCAAGGTACAACTGGTAGCCAAGGCACTACAGGGTCTACTGGTGCTCAAGGAACCACTGGAACTCAAGGTATTCAAGGCACTACAGGTTCTACTGGTTCTCAAGGCACAACTGGCTCACAGGGCACAACTGGTGCTCAAGGTACTACTGGCTCTCAAGGCACTACAGGCTCACAGGGAACTACTGGTACTCAAGGCACTACAGGACAAAACGGTAACTTTGGTGGTGCTACATTTGATTACACCTTCAGCACTACAACAACTGCATCTGACCCAGGTACTGGAAATTTGCGCTTTAACAATGCAACTCCAACATCTGCTACTGCTATGTACATTGATTCTAGTAATGATGCCGCAACAGATATATCATCATTCTTAAACACAGTTGGTAGTTCAACATCAACTATAAAGGGTCACTTCCGTGTATCTAAGAAGTACGATGCCACTGTATTTAAACTTTACACAATCTCATCAGTAACAGATAACACTGGTTGGTTTACCATTAGTTGTTCTTACGTCTCTGGTAATGGAACTCTTGCTAATACTGATGACATCATCATCACATTTGCTCGTACTGGTGATATGGGTTCTACTGGTTCACAGGGAACCACTGGTACTCAAGGAACCACAGGTACAACTGGTAGCCAAGGTACTACAGGCTCACAAGGAACTACAGGCTCTACAGGTTCACAGGGAACTACAGGAACTACAGGTTCACAGGGAACCACAGGTTCTACTGGAAGCCAAGGAACCACTGGTACACAGGGTTCTACAGGTGCTCAAGGAACCACTGGTAGCCAGGGAACAACAGGTTCCCAGGGAACTACTGGAAGTCAAGGTACTCAAGGTACTACTGGCTCTCAAGGCACTACAGGCGCACAGGGAACTACAGGAAGCCAAGGCGCTACTGGAACTCAGGGTACAACAGGTACGCAAGGCACAACGGGTGCTACTGGCTCTTACGGTAACTCTGCGGCACTGGCTGCGGCTCTATCAGATGAGACTGGTACTGGTGTAGTTGTATTTGGTACTGGCCCAACAATTTCTAACATTACACTTACTGGAACACTAACTGCAGGCGCTGCAACTGGCACTAGCGGTCAAGTTCTTTCATCTACAGGTTCAGGAGTCCAATGGTCTACACCTGCGGCTGGAGCAGCATTCTCTGAGTTTATGTTGATTGGTGCTTAATTACCGCTAGACTCACCCCATGAATCTGGTACAACAATCGGTACAACAAGGCGGAAAATTAAAGCCCCTCATTATCCCTGCAACCGTTACTGGTGGAACTGGGTTAATGAATCCATCTGTTTTTATAGATGATGATGGCGATATTCTTTGTATTTTGCGCCATATTAATTACTCGCTATACCACGCCGAAAATGACCAACGCTTTCCTAGCGTCTGGGGTCCACTGGCATATCTACATCCAGAAGAAGACCAAAGGCTAGTAACTGCTAATTATTTTTGCCGCCTTGATAAAGATTTAAACATCATTAACTACACACTTATTGATACAACAAAATTAGACGTAAAACCTATTTGGACATTTGTTGGTGAAGAAGATGCACGCCTTGTTAAATGGGGCGGAAAGTATTACGCCACAGGAGTTAGACGAGATACCACCACTAACGGTCAAGGTCGTATGGAACTATCAGAGTTAAAGATTGATAAGAAGAAGTGGACTGCTAAAGAAGTATCTCGTGTAAGAATTCCAGCCCCAATAGATGAAACTTCTTATTGCGAGAAGAACTGGATGCCAATTTTAGATAGAGAGTTCCAGTACGTTAAGTGGACCTCTCCTACAGAGGTAGTTAAGGCTAATCCTAAAGAACCTACGTGTGAGCAGGTCTCGCATAAAGAAGGTAATGCCATTAACTCTGACCAACGTGGTGGTTCTCAAGTCATTAAGTGGGGCGATAAATATATTGCTATAACCCATGAGGTAGTTTTATTTAGTAATTACATGAAACAGAAGAATGCCACCTACCGACACAGATTGTGTGTATGGAATGAATTTTTTGTGTTGGAAGGCATGTCCCCATCATCTTGGTCATTCTTAGATGGGCAGATAGAGTTTGCTGCAGGTGCTGCTCAACTAGGTGATGACCTACTGATAACCTTTGGCTACGTTGATAACGCTGCATTTGTATTGCAGGTTCCAGGAGCGCTAGTAGATAGCATGATTGCAGAGGCGATTAATGTTTAAAGTCATAGACGAGTTAGTTACCGAGTTAAGCAATGACCCCTTTAATCCAGTGCTCTGCTTTAATATTGCTACAGAATACAAATCTATTGGGCAGACTGCATCGGCTATATCTTTCTACTTAAGAACTGCAGAGTATGGCTATTACACTCACCCTGAGTACGTATATGCCTCGTTATTGATATCTGCAAACTGTTTTGAAATCCAAAAGAATAGACAAGCCACAGTGCAAAACTTATTCTTAAAAGCAGCGGCATATCAGCCAGGACGACCAGAGGCGTGGTTCTTACTTGCTCGCTATGGTGAGCGTAATAAGAATTGGCAAGAGGCTTATACGTATGCAGAGACTGGTCTCTATAGATTATCGGGCAATCACGCACCACTTCCTATGGGTGTGGATTACCCAGGAGATTTTTGTTTAACATTTGAAAAGGCTGTATGTGCTTGGTGGGTGGGACGTCAAGATGAAAGTCAAGAGTTATTTACTAAACTATCTAAAATGGCTTTGCCCTCAGAGTACGCCACCACAGTAAAAAGTAACTTAGATTTTATGGGCATAGGACAAGAGGTAGTTGAGTCTCATTATGATAAGTATCTTAATGATGGCTTTACCAAAGTTGCTGGATGGGTAGTTAGAACTTTGCCAGAGTTTATGAAAGTTCTTAATGTAGATTGGAACAAAGAAGGTGGCGTTGCAGAAATTGGCGTTTATATGGGGCGCTTCTTCCTTCTTCTTAGAAATATGATTGATACTTTAGAGAACTCTTACGCTATAGATATTTTTGAAGAACAACATCTCAACAGTGACAGTAATGGTGGTCAAGGCTCTACAGATATCTTTATTGATAACTTAAAAAAGTACGATAATTTTGGCGGAGATAAAGTGCTCATTGTTAAAGGAGACTCTACCTCTGGAAAAGTTAAGGCACATCTAGATGAGAAAATACCTGCTGGCTCCATACGCTACTTCTCAATAGATGGTGGTCATACGAAGACCCACACACTTAATGACTTAAAATTAGCCGAAAAATATGTCAGTGATACAGGTATCGTCATACTCGATGACATTACCCACCCACACTGGCTGGGAGTTATGGATGGCCTGGTTGAGTACCTGCGCACCTTCCCAACCCTGGTTCCATTTGCAATTGGGCATAACAAACTCTTCCTTTGCAAGTATCCTTACCACAGCAAGTATTTGGAAGTAGTAGGAAAAAGCGCCTTTGGAATTGAACTTGTTTCCTTTATGGGATACCAATTATGGGTCTCAGAAAGGGTTTATATCCAGTAAGTTTTAACCCTACATCAGAGCAGTTATAGGGCATACTTTTACCATCCCCTTCGAAGGAGTTTTAATGGCAACAGCATACAAAATTTTGGGTCAGAACAACCCATCAGCAACTACAGAAACGACTCTTTACACAGTCCCTTCTTCAACCTCATCTGTAATTTCTAGCCTCGCTATCTGTAACCAGACAGCCTCTGCTGCAACCTACCGTATTGCAGTACAGCCTTCTGCAGATGCTGGCTCTTCAGCAGCAGCAAAGCACTGGATTGTATACGGAGCAACAGTTGCAGCCTCAGACTCAACAATCCTCACTCTTGGACTTACTCTTGCAACAGGCGATAGAGTTCGTATCTACGCATCAACTGCTAATCTTTCATTCTCAGCATACGGAAGCGAAATTTCCTAAAACCTAAAGTTAGAGGTAATTAAGTGACCATCATTAATAAGGTGTCTAACAAGACACTGATGCCTGGGATTACTGCTATCCCTGATGTCCCTGATGCACCGACCATTGGTACTGCTACAGCCGTAGATTATCAGTCTGCAACCATTACCTATACCGCTGCAGCCACAGGTGGAACAGCAACAACTTTTACTGCTACATCTACTCCTGGTTCTATTACTGGAACTGGAACTTCTCCCATTACAGTTTCTGGCTTAACTGGAAGTACTGCTTATACGTTTAAAGTAAAAGCAACAAACGCAACTGCTACAGGTCCAGAGTCTGAAGCATCTAACAGCACTACAACAAGTACACCACCTCCAACACGTGC